ACTAATTTGAATATCTCTTCTTGTGAAACTAATTGTAAGATGCTTTCTTTACTAATAAAACCTCTTCTATCTAAGTTATCTGTATTAAATTGATATGGGCTCATAATAGAAGAGGATTAAATTAATTTATTACCAGTTACCTGCAGCATTACCTGCTACTGATGCTACTCCCATTGGGGAAGCTGCAGCAGAAGCTTGACCTAATACTTGTTGAGTACCTTTGTTACCTGTCATGAAGTTAGCATCTCTTTCAAAAGGATGTTTCTGTCCATTAGAGTTCTCATAAGATAAAGAACCATCTTCAGCTCTTTTCTCAACCCAAACTCCAGGTTGTGCAGGAACAATGAAATAACCACCCTTCATGTTCTTAGGCAAAGTAGGATAAGTTTTATCATTCATAGTTCCATCTTGTTTCTTACCAAAATTCCATTGGTACTCTAAGAACAAGTCAAGAGGTTTGTTGTTATAACCCATAGGTAATAAAGAACAAATTCTTGTTGCATAGTCAGCAAAGCCAGTTACAGGGTTAATAAATGCAGCTTTAAGTGCTTCTTCAGTTACACCTACTGATTTTAAGTAGTGAGTTACTGTAGCATTTTGCTGATTTACTAGAGTGTTAAAACCTGCAATATACTCTGCAGAAGCTTTATCTGTAATCTCAGCATTGTTTTTATCAACAACACGATTTACAGGATTAATCCACTCTTTGTAACTTCTATCTCCTACTTTCAATTCAATTTCAATAGCCTCTCTTGGCTCTTGTCCTTCTTTAGCAACATTAGGAGAATAAGCAAATTTTGCTAATGTAGCAACACCAAAGTTACCACCAAATCTTGCTCCACTTTTGGTTTTCAATGATTCATCTGAATCTGATACAAATCCGTATCCTTGTAATTGTGACATAACTAGTCTTCTTTTATTTAATTAAACAATTTATTAACTCCAATTTTCAACTGGTTCAGGAGCATGTGCTTCTTCTTCTATAGCATCAAATAGTAAAGGTTGATTTGTAACTTCTTCTACTTGTGCTTGAGGAGCTTCAGTTTCATTCAAATCATTTACCAATTCAAAAACTGGTGCATGAAATTTTCTGATTTTAAGACCTGCAGCTTGTAAAACTTTAGTCATTTGAGACTCTTTCAAGCCATAGTGTTGAGCTAAAGCAGTTTTTTTCATACCTGCATTAACTTGTTCTGTCAATACTGACAAAGTAATTTGAATTTTTTCTTGTGACATTTTTTCTAATGTTTAATTAAATTTTAACTTTTTTTGGTCTACCTGGTTTTTTCTTAATAGGTGCATCTTTTAAAGTAAGAGTAAGAGTAGCTTCTTCTTCTTGTCTAGGAGCATCTTTTCTTAATAAAGCTAGGCTAACAATAGTAACAAGGCTTCCTATTATAACTCCTATTACAGAAGCTATAAGCAATAATCCATTATCCATAATATTCAGCGATTTTATCAGTTACATACCCTAAATCATTTGGAATGAATTGTTTATCAAACATACCAATAGGTGATTTAGCTGAAGAATATTGCTCATTCTCATTAGTTAAGAACTCTTTTACAGCTTTCTTTTCAGTAGCATCATATCTACTAATACCAATAAGAGTAACATCTACTTTACCCTCTACAGTCAAATACTCATCTACCATCTTACCTGTAGATTTATACTTCATGTAGATTCTACCATCAGGGCCTGCAACACTGTCACCATGAGCTAAGATGATTACATTTTTACCTGCAGCATCTAGTTTCTCAATAGCGTCAAATATTTTACCCATCATAAAACCAATTTGTTTAGGGGCATCCCAACCTTTTGCTAAAGCATTAGCCATATACCAATTCTGCATTACATAGTTTGAATCATCCCACACAATGTTTTTGTATGGACTGTTTACTAAGTTTAAAAAGATGGTTTCTATGTCTTTTGCGTTATCAGTGATTACTCTTCTGCCTGATTTTAAATCAGCTGCAGTAGTAATAGGATAAGCTGCTCCACTTCCTCTAAAAGGAAGAGGTTTAGAAGTAACTGAAATCAAATACGTTTCTTCTGGATTTAAACCTTTGATTCCCAATTCAGGAATCTGTCCTATACTGGTGGACTTACCAAACCCACTTGGGGCTAATACTAGCACTTTTGCCATTTTGTAATTTTAAATAGTTAAAGGTTCAAACTTCTTAACATCACCATACATGTTGACTCTAAAGTGTTGAGGACAAACACAATGCCTAGACTCAACTAAATGTATAGTTCTCATAAAAGGATATAAAAGAGATTTATCAGGTCTTCTAATTGCCTTACCAAAATGCTTAGACAAGTTAAACTTGTCATCATTTGGATTAAACATAGTGAAGATGTAATTACTATCCTCGCTAAGATTACCTGTCTCTTTGATATCATCAGATTGTGGAAACAATCTGTCATCATCAAATTGCCTTCTTCCAATGTCACTTAGTGCTCTATTAAGGTGGATAATGTGCACAAAAGTAAAATTGCAAGTGTTTCTAAACTCTACAGCATATTCTGAGAATTTATCTACAGTTTCTTTCATTTTGAAACCTCTCTCAGGAAGTAGCTTTCTTAAGTGGTCAGTAATGATAATAACATACTTAGCAGGATTATTAGGTCTATAACCAATCATTCTCTGAAAGGTTACCCCATCCTTGACAGTAGTTCTATACAGAAACTCACCATTTTCTTTAGCATACTCAATGAGATAATTTCTAACTCCAGTAGGATTGTCTTTGATTTCCAAAAACTTAATTAATCCCTTAGAAACTTTTTCTCCCTTGTCATTGTATTCTCCAAAAAGAGGGACTATCCTGTTTCTATAAACATTCTTGATTTGATCAAGCAATTCATTTGAAACTTTGATAACTTCTTTAGGATCATCAGGGTTTGTAGTATCATATTCTAACTCGCCTTTTAGGAAAGCGGAGGATAAAGATACAACATTTTTTTGCTTATAAGTCTTTCCAGTAGGTAAATTTATTTCATAAATACCATAATCTGAGTTCAGAAAATGGGCTACAAAATCAAACTCTTTACTTACTCTATCAATCTCATAAGAATTGTAGATAAACTCAACATCAATTAACTTTCTATTTAACTGTTCATACTCTAAATTAAGAGAATGTCTAGTGTCAACATCAGTTACTGTTTCAAGTCTAGTGGCTAAAACTTCCATAGAAGCTTTAATTTTGGCATTATGGTCCAATACATAGATGGCAGGTTCTATACAAAAACCTACATCTACTAAAGTTGACTTCCCTCCCTTTGGGGCAGCACCAACAGTGTAGATTCTTCCTCTTTGGATTCCATTAATTGCCTGTGAGATAGTCTTAAGGCCCTCCCCCATAGGAAGACCTTTATTACTACCTTTTTGACCTGCTTCAAATGCTGCTCTAAAATTCATTATTGCATCATTGAAGTTATGTCAGCAGTATTATTGCTAGAGGTATCAGAAATTGCTTCCTTATACTTTTCTACCCAGCCCAATAATGCTGAAGTTCTGTCTCTTCCCACTCCTTTACTAATAAAGTAATGAGAACTAATAATATACTCTGCACTAGACAAGCTTCTAAAATACATCTTTGTTGCTCCGATAACTTCCTCTTTTCTCACATCAGGATTATCAGCAAAGAATGCCTTCATTCTTGTAATACAGTCTTTATTAGACCCTTTTCTCTTTGGATTTACTCTTTTAAACTCTTCATTCCATTCCATAACCCAATCCCATTTACTTTGGTTTTCTCCTATAAATAGAGGAACATGCCAAATAACTTCTCTGTTATCATCAATACCAAGAATGTTTGTTACATTCATTCTTTGTACTAATAAAGGGGGAGTATAAGATGGTCTACAATTAAAGAAAATAGACAAAAGATAAGCAAGACCATCATCTACAGGTATTGCATATTGTGCAAGTACTGACTTAATTTGTGGATTTATTTCCATTCTTTTTCTTTTTTAAAGATTTAACAAATTCAGTAATTTCTTTTACTTCTTCTAGTTTGAAACTCTGATTAAAACTCTGTAAGACCATAACTCTATCCACAGTACACACAGCACTTGGATTGGTTATCTCTTTAACATCTTCTTTGGCTACTTGTTTAAATTTACCTAAGCCAAGATACTTGTAGATAGCTACTACACTCATTCAAATCTGCTTTTAAGGTTAGTGAATCTGATATACTCAATTTTTGATTGGTCTAGATTTTCAATAGCATTTTCAAGCCATTTTTCATCTTGTGTTCCTTCAGAAACTAAGATATAAAGATGAGCTTCATGCCCTGGTCTAAACCTAATTAACCTACCAATTCTTTGAACCAAATCTTTCTCCTTAGAATTAAGCTGACCAATAATACCTGAATCAACTCCAGGAAAGTTATGTCCTTCATTTACAGCTTTTACACAAGATAACCTGTTGATTTCTTCTGCTTTAAAAGCATCATAAGCTACATTACCTGACTTAGAATGATAAAATGTAGGACAAACTTGTTCAGCTTGTTCTATGTTACCACAAAAAATGATAGTTCTATCATCTTCAGGAATAACTTTATTTAGCAAGTATTTAATAACTGCAGTTT